ACGATATCACCGGATGCGTATTTCACCGAGATATTTTCGCACCAAATATCATCGTATTTCGTTGCGGTTGTTGTTGTTTGTATTTCGTTGCGGTATTGGTTATCACCACGATTGTGGCTATATTTGTGTTCATAATTATTCATAATATTTACTCCATATATTTGCGCGGCATTGTTGCCTCACATATGTATTTATCAACCCCCGGCTATTATGTGCTCGGTTTTCGGCCTATTTTGATATAATATTTTGTTATAATGAATGGTTTATATTATAACAAAATAATATAATGGTATTTCGCGCAAATATTTCAATAACCCTATCAATATTATTTATCATAGAACGACCATTCCAAGCTATCATAGAACGACCATTCCAAGTTATCATAAAATAGAAGATAGCCGACGATAGCCGACGATAGCCGACGATAGCCGACCTGTACAATTGTACAATTCGATAATATATCCCGTAATACCTATTTTGCCTCCCATGATATAAATGTCAAATCATCTAAATATTCCCACAACCCTTTGATATTGCCCACTATTTTGCCCACGGTTTCCCACTTTCCCTTCAGAATGGGCAAATAGTCGCCACGGTTTCCCACATTTCCCACATTCCTTATCATTCTCCACATTCCCCCCTGAAATATGTTAATAATGGCTATCATTCTCCACATTTCTTACGTTTTGGCACTATTTGCCCACTATTTGCCCACTTTGGTGTTTACCACAATGTCTTCAGAATGGGCAAATATTGGTAATGTTTTACCACTTTCCCCACTATTTGCCCACATTATCGCTATGTTTTACCACATTTGGTTAATGTATTAAAACATTCTAATATTATAATATTCTAATATAGTTGGACTACTGTATGTATACACAGTACTGACTGTATACACAGTCCTTCAGCATTCTCCAGCATCTCCCAACATTACCACTTTTCACACGATAACGCGATAATATGGCTATCATTTACCACTATATGAATGATATGGGGACGATAAGGGACGATTTGCCCACTTTGGGGAATGTTGGAGAATGCTGGAGAATGCTGTATAACTATACAGTACTGACTGTATACACAGTAGTTAGCGTATTCCACTATTATAATATTCGAATATTATAATATGCTTATACAGTAGGGCAGCGTAATAATATTATAATATTATAATATACTTATACAGTAGGGCAGCGTAATACAACCTAAAACATTTTACCTTTTGGACGCTATAAGAATCCTTTAAGAACGCTAACAATATTACAACAACATAATAATGATATAAACATTTGCTTGACAAAATCATAGAAATGTTTTATAATATAGAGAACGCTTTACCCACTCTGTTATTGTGACAGACGCTTTACCATAACCCCAGACCCCGTGTGGTTAAAAAAAACTTCAGGGCGCGCCACCCATAATTAACTGCTGGCACGATTATCTAAAGTCTTTCCACGATCCCTATTTTTCGCCCGCTTAATTATCTAAATGGCTAACCAACCCACCATTCCCCACAATCCGCCGCTATTTAAAATTCATTATCGTTTTTTAGACATAATACATACTTCTTATTTTTCGCGTGTTCAATTATCTAAATCCTTTTCGCCACTATTTTATTACCGTATATAAATACTAATGTCAAGGGTAGCGTAGGGTTTTCCTCCGTTGTCCCTTAAGCGTGTAAAACCCTTGGCGACTTTATTACAATGGAATATTATTAATGGATAAAAAGAAGTCTATAAAGCTTGCCCCCGAAACTGATAAGTATGAACGACGCACTACGCGGCGGTCTCCTGAAGTGTCTGAAATAGAACGGCTTTCGTCGTTTGGTTGTACTATACTTGATATTGCTGAATTCTATGGTGTCACTGAAAAGTTAATTCGTGATGATTGGGGTGATATTATCAAGGCTGCCCGGCAAGGATTTAAGCAATTATTATTACAGAAGCAGATGGAAGTTGCTTTGGGTGGTAATGTTAACATGTTGATTCATATGGGCAAGGTACATTTAGCACAGAACCCTGATGTTAAGACGGACAAGGGTATTAATACAATGCCGACTAATGTACAGATATCTATTATTGGTCAAGATTCGGCTGCTACTGTTATGCCTGCGGTTAAAATGTTGGATGATACTGATATTGTTGAAGGTGAAATAGATGTTGTTGAACGGAAGAGTCGTGTGGTTATTACACCGAATAAGGTTGAAGAATGAATAAAATAGATGAATCGCTACCGCGTCAAACAACATTTAATGAGTATGGTAAGAAACACAAGGAACGGCTATTAGAACCGGGTGAAGAAATAACGGTTGAACATAAATGTCCGCCGGAATTTATGTCATTATATGAGTGGTATCGCTATCGCGTGTATTATGGTGGACGGTCAAGTGGTAAATCGTGGAATGTGGCCATATCATTAATGATGCGTGGTGTTGTAGAACCGTTGCGTATTCTATGTTGTCGTGAATTTATGTCATCTATTAATGAATCGGTACATAAGTTATTGGTATTGACCAATGATAGGTATAAGTTGGGCTATACGGTGACCGCTACGCATATTTCACATCCTAATGGTACTGAATTCTTTTTTGAAGGCTTACGGAATAACGCTACTAAAATCAAAAGCATAGAAGGGACTGATATCTGCTGGATAGAAGAAGCATCTACTATATCGGAAGATTCGTGGGAAATATTGGTACCTACTATACGTAAGAAGGGTTCTGAAATCATTGTAATATTCAACCCTGATACGGTTATGGACAAAGTTTACCGTCAGTTTATCATACCGAATGCGAAAGAATTATTGGAGCATGGTGTTTATAGTGATGATAAGGTGTTGGTTCAACAAGTGAATTACACGGAAAATCCGTTTCTTACTGATGAAATGCATTATGAAATAGAAACGATGAAGGAAGCGGATTTCAAGAAATACCAGCATATTTATTTGGGTATGCCTATTGCGAATGATGAATTGAATTTAATACCGGCGGCCCACTTTGATGCTGCTATTGACGCGCATTTGGCGTTGAACTTTCCGGCCGAAGGGTTGAAAGTAGGTGGTTATGATCCATCTGATGGTGGTGCGGATGCTCAAGCGTTCTGCTTTCGTCATGGCAGTGTTGTAAAGGATTTACAAACGTTTCGGCATAGTGTTGAAGACGGTTGTGTGTGGGTACATGATTACATGTCAAAACGCTACATATCCTTTTTAGTATATGATACGATTGGGCTGGGTGTTGGTGTACGTATTAAGTTTCAGGCGCTTGATCCTGCTGAAAGTATTGATATGACCGCCTTTGTGGGTAGTGAAACGCCTCGCAATCCTTTGGACACTTATAAGAATGATTTGACTAACAAGGTTGTTTTTGGCAACATTCGCGCTCAGTATTATAAATACTTAGCAGATAGATTTGCGAATACTTATCGTGCTATTAGCACAGGGGCATATATTGACCCTGATACGATGATTTCAATAGCGTCAGACGCTTGCGATATTGACCAGCTTCGGAACGAGCTTTGTAATATTCAGAGGCGTAAGCACGCTGCTAAATCATTGATACAGATTGAGAGTAAGAAAGATATGACCAAACGTGGAATGAAGTCGCCGAATATGGCTGATGCTTTAATGTATGCGTTTGCTAACGATGAAAGCATGGTATTTAATGAAAACACACTGGTATACGCTACGGAATGGTAACTAATATTATTATGGGGAAGTACATTGAAAGATAAGAAAAGTGAAAAGGAAATAGCTGCAAAAGAAAAGAAAATAACCGTTGATATGATGACGGAAGAAATGCGTGAAGTGCATTTAGCCGCTATTACGCGATATGATGAATCTTTTGGTGCGGAACGCGAAGAGCGTGCGGATTGTGTTGAAGATATGCGTTTTGCTTGGGTTGTAGGCAATCAATGGTCTGATTTGGAAGCACAAGCGCGTAAGGAACGTCCCCGCTTTGAAATAAACCGTGTTATTGCTCCGATTAACCAAATTATTGGTGAGCAGCGGCAAAATAGAATATCGATGAAAGTATTACCGGCGAAGGGATTAGCGTCAAAGGCGATATCGGATATATATTCTGGATTATTGAAAAACATTGAAAATAATAGTAGGTTTGCTGACGTCAAAGACAATGCTTTTAAAGAAATGGTGACGTGTGGTATTGGTGCGTGGTCGGTAAAGGTTGGGTTTGAGGATGAAGGGTTTGATCAGGAAATAAAATTATCAACTATCCGGTCGGCGGCGACAAGTGTGTATTACGACACGGCGGCAGTTGAAGAGAATAAACAGGACGCAATGTGGTTTATTGTGACGGAAGATATGCCAATGTCGGAATTTGATTACCACTATCCTGGTGCGGCAAAAAGCGATTTATCACAATTAGATGCCCAAAGCTATCTTGCGGAATGGCAACAACGTGATTCCATTCGTGTAGCGGACTATTGGGTGCGTGAACCATATACCCGCGAAATAGCACAGATGTCCGATGGACGGATTATTGAAATAACGGATGATAGTACAAAAGTATTTGATGAATTATTGGAAGCTGGTATTGAAGTAGTTAACACACGGAAAGAAATGTCCTATAAGGTTATGCATTACAAAATATCGGCAGGTCAAGTACTTTCCGGGCCGCATGAATGGGCTGGAAATAAAATACCGGTTGTTGTTGTATTCGGCTATAATATTTGGACAAGCAATCAACATTATTATCAGGGCATGGTTCGCCGGGCGAAAGACCCACAAAGAATTTTAAACTATGCCACATCACAGGCCATTGAAACGGTTGCATTAACGCCGAAAGATCCCTATTGGGTAACCCCGCGTCAAATAAAGGGTCATTATGCCCAAATGCGCAATTTTAATGTAACTAACGCACCGTTTTTAACCTACAACGCTGATCCACTGGCTCCAGGAGCCCCGACACGCGGTGGTGCTCCTGCGGTTCCAGAAGCACTTATCATGCAAATTAATCAGGCTGCCGGTGATATTGAAGCGGTCACAGGTTTCTATGGTGCCAGTCTTGGTAATGATAATGGGACTGATCAGTCTGCGCAAGCTATCTTAGCATTACAACGTAAAGGTAATATTGGAACACATGAATTGACTGACAATCTCGTAAAGGCTGTTCAATATACTGCGGAAATACTTATTGATTTGATACCAAAAGTATATGATGGCGAACGGATATTAGATATTATTTCGGATGATGGCCAAGCCAGTCCGGTTACATTGAACCAAACTATTATTGACCGTCAAAGTGGTCAGGAAGTGATATTAAATGATTTAAGTATTGGTAAGTATTCCGTAGTTGCCAAGACTGGGCCAAGCTTTGAAACACAACGCAACGAAACGTTGCGAACACTTGTAGAGCTTGCCAAGACTAATGAAGTCTTCGCACGCCTATCACCCGATTTGATAGCGAAAACACTTGATTTTGAAGGTGCCGAAAAGCTTGCTGAACGCACGCGCACGGAAATGATTAACCAGGGTATTGAACAATTAACAGAAGAAGAACAAATGGCTGCGGCACAACAACCGCCGGAACCACCAAGTCCTGTTGAATTGTTGCAATTTATTCAGTTGCAGCTACAAACCGAATCAATGGCTGCTAATGTTGACCAAATCGAATTGGTTAATAGTAAGTTATCAGCCGATATTGTTCAAAGTGGTGCCAAAACACATTCTATATTGACGAAGACAATTGCCGAAAAGGCCGAAATGAATACCAAGCTGGCCGAAGGTGGTAATATTCAAATGCCTATTGAAGAAGCCGAACTGGCTGCCCGTGCTGCTAATTTACGGCTTATTAATGATACTTTGGAAATTAGTAAAGACCAAGCGGCACAATTACCGGCCGCGTTGAATAGTGGACCTTATTTGGACCATCAAATGCAACAACAGCAACAAGAACAAGGTGTACCACAACCACCGGGTGAAAGTCCAGAAGGTGCTGGTGGTGCTTTAGTTGCTGAAAGCGAAATATCCAACCCACCGGGTATGACGGCACAACAAGCATCGGAAAAAGACTATTGATAAATAATAATAAAAGGAGATAACAATGGAAGAAGAAGTTGTATTAAATAATGAAAATGTAGATGACGCGCCTGCGGCTGTTGAAGAGACTATTACGGAAACACCCGAAGTAGTTGAAGCAGCACCGGCTAATGACCACGAATCGCCCGAGTTCAAAAAGAATTACTTTCTTAGGAAACAGGCTGAACGTGATAACGCGGCACTACAGGCACAGATTGATGAATTGAAGAATGCCACACCAGCAGCACCAGCACCGGTGAATGAAAAACCAACATATGAAGGCAATGATTGGGACACCGAAGAGTTTACCAATAATGCCGTTCAATATGAAGTTAACCGGAAAATGCAAGAATTAGTGGCACAACAAAACCAAGCTAAGGCGACTGCGGATGCTAAGGCGACTGCGGATGCGCAATGGAATTCATTCAAAACCGTTGCTGAAAAATATTCAAGTGAAAACCCGGATTATCTGAAGGATGCGGAATCAAGTGCTGCTATTCAATATTCCCCGACGGTTCAAGCCGCTATTTATGGCGCAGGCGAACAATCGGCGGCTGTTGACCATGCGTTATTGCGGGATCCAGCACTGGCCGATGAGTTAAACCGTATGACTGATATCCAAGCTGCCATGCGTATTTCGTCTATGGCTACGGAGATCCGGCTTACAAATAAAGCACCTGGAAAGAAACTTTCCCAGGCTCCCGAACCGTTTGAAACCGGAACAGGTTCTACACGGTCAGTAGCCGGTGATAGTTCTTACAATACTGATATTAGTATGAAGGAATATGAAGCCAATTTCCGCAAAGGTAGAGCATATGGTAGTTAGATTCGGCGTATAAATATTAACACATATAAATAACCAAAAGCAAGTCTTCAACGTCGCCAGTATACAAAACTGGCGATAAATTGGAAAATAGACAACTCCGTAGTATAAAATTAAAGAAGTATAAACGCACACTAATGTGCATAATTTTAAGGAGAAGTTTAAATGCCTAGTAATACATTACTGAACCCCGACATTATTACCCGTCGTGCTTTGGTTGAATTTAAGAATGAAATGGTTTTGCTTGCAAAAGTTGACCGTCAGTTAGACCCACTGTTTGAAGGTTCCATAGGTGATATGGTTCGCGTTCGTAAACGGGTTCGTTATCTCGCCACTTCTGGTGAAGATGTTACCGGTTTGGTACAAGATACACATGAAGGGCACGTAAATGTGCAGCTTTCCGAACGTGAAGTTGTTGCTATGCGCTTTAGCACACAAGAACTTTCTTTGGATATCGAGGAGTTTTCTGAAAGATATATTCGCCCTGCTGTTATTGAGCTCGTTCAGGCGGTGGAAAATTGTATCGCCAATCTTTATTATAAAGTGTGGCAGTTTACCGGTACACCTGGTACGCAGCCTTCCAACTTTCTTGATATTGGTACCGTTAGTACTATCATGACCGAACAGGGTGTTCCCATGGGTTCTGATAAGCGCTGCGTGTTTTATTCACCTGCCGCAAGTTTGGCATTGGCCAATGGCCTGCAAAATGTGTTCCCAAGCAAGATTGCTACGAATGCTATCGAATATGCTATGATACATAACTATGCCGGTCTGACTGTTTATACTAGTCAAACTATCATGAATCATATTAATGGCAACTTTGGTGGTGCTTCAGTACCGCTGATTGATGGTGCCGCGCAGCATACTGCTGAATATGATACGGTTCGTGTTGATTATCAACAAAATCTGACCATAGATGGTTGGGATGCGACAGCCACGTTAAATCGCGGCGACGTATTTACCATAGCCGGTGTTAATAGTGTTAACCCACGTACCCGTATGGATACTGCACGTATTCAAACGTTTACTGTGTTGGCCGACGCGGTTCCTGTTGCAGGTTCTATTGATGTGTTGGTAAGTCCCCCGTTGTTGATTGACGGTCCTCATCAAAACATTACGGTTTCACCTGCTGATGACGCTGTTGTCACGATGATTTCTGGTGCGGCTAATATGCCTTTCGCGCAGAATCTGGCGTTCCACAAAGACGCGTTTACCGTGGCTTTTGGTAAGCTGGTCAAGCCTATTGGTAATGTCCTTTATGGGCGTGAATCCATGGACGGTGTTAGCCTTCGCTTAGTGGGCGACTATGATGTCTTGACTGATATAAATATTTGGCGTTTAGACGTACTTTTTGGATGTGAAGCACAAAACCCTGGCATGGCGGTTCGTCATACCAGTTAAGTAGTATCAATAACGCACATCATTCTGGTGTGCGTTATATTTTTATCAACGAGAGGAAGATGATAATGTCAAAATTAGAAAGAATTGAAGAATTGAATAAGGCTCCCGCAGACTACCAAACCTGGGTATATATTTTAAAGGATGGTGCTGTTGACGGTAAGGTTGTTTCTGCGCCGGAAGCCATTAAATTATTAAATGAAGGTTGGGAGTCTTCTCCGGCCTTATGTAAAGATGATAGCCCAAGTGCGCTTGCAAAGCAAGATATGGCTGATAATATTGCCGAACTGGTGAAGGTTACCGATAGTGATTTGGCAATGGTTGAAAGAAATAAGGGTATTGTGGCGGATCTTGAGAAAAAGGAAGCTGCTAAAAAAGACAAACCAAAGAAGAAAGCTGGTAGACCAAAGAAGGTGAAGAAATGAGCGTTGAAACCACCTACGATGATGATAAAAAGACAATAACGTTTGATAACACCAAAGCAACAAATGCCATTTTAGATGGTGTTGACCAGAACTACAAACACAAAGTTGAATATAAAACATGGATGTATATTAGTGGTGAAGATGGTATTAAACAAGAAGTTGTTTTTGCATCAGAAGCCCGCGCACGATTTGAAGATGGATGGAGAATGACACCGTCGGAATTCTGTGAAGATGAAATGGATGATGGCACCATGCTGAAAGATAATGAAATGTTTCAAGCACAATGTGATGACTTGGCGAAACGGTTAAACCAGTTTTTAAATATTGATGAAACCAAAGATAAAAAGGTTTTATTGGAAATGGTAAATAACTTTCTACAAATACCAGTACCAAAACGAATTGGTATTAAGAGATTACGAAAACTTATTAAAGAAACGGCGGATAAACACGGCTTTTTATTGAAGGGGTAAAAATGACAATAGCACGAATAATCATCGAAGACGCATTTGATGACATGGAAATCAAACCGGGCGAAGTGGCATTAAAGGACTCGGAGATAGCCATCGGTATACGCCGGTTGAATCGTCTTATGGCCAAGTTTGCGGCGGAAGGGCTAAATGTTGGTTATTCCGATGTAGCATCTCCCGAAGATGAAACAAACATCCCACAGTATTTTGAAGATTTAGCAATAACCACATTGGCCATTCGCTTATCACAGGGGTTTGGTAAAGACCCAAGACCGGGCCTAATGATGGCATATGAAACAAGTCTTATGACCGTTGAACTACGGTTGGTTGATATTCCCCGCCCATTATTCCCCAATATTCTGCCTATCGGCGCTGGCAACTATGATTCCGATAATACGCGGTTCTTTACGGACGGCGAGTTTGCCGAACTGACCGACGATGCGGATGTACAACTTCAAGATGGCGAAGGTATGGACTTAGCCACTAACCAGGACTTACCATAATGACTGTACGTGAATCAAACTTAAGAACCGACAATGTAAATACACCCGATTTTGTTCGGACAATACGAAATAATGTAAGTATTAAACAAAGCTATGCCTCCTTTGTTGCTGGCTTAGGTGGAGGTGGAGGCGCATCAAATCTCTGCGATTTACTCGATGTAGACTGTAGTGGAATCCAATCTGGCGATACACTCCAGTGGTGTACAATGACGGGCATGTTTGTTGCAAGTAGTACTTTTGCGGTTGCCTGCGCACCACCTTTCGTGCCTTTTGGCTTTGGTTGCTTGGATTCCATGGCACTCCAAGTCGATATATTCTTGGCAGGTTTTGAATCAACATCATTTGGTGTGCATGTGTCACCTGATGGCGTTAATCATTACACAATCGAACCGTTTGCTGGTGGTGGATCAGGTAGAGTCAGGCGCATGGTAATGGGCACACCAAATGACCTAAGCACGGGCGCAGTGGCCGCAAGTGGTGAATTTTTTGGCACGGGCGAAGTACATGGTGTAAGCCTAACAGCTGCCGGTGATATTATGCTTCTGACTGAAAACTCCACCGTGCGGCGATTTACATTAAGTACCGCTTTTGATTCATCCACGTTAACGCCGGACGAAACTTTCGCAACAACCAGTTCCGCTATACGCGCGAAATTCTCGGACGATGGAAACTGGCTTTATGTTCTTGATGATAACAGTTTTTTGCGTGGCTATCCGTTGCCCACACCGAACAGTTTGGTGGGAATAGGTTTCCCGACCACCTTAGATTTATTCAGCTTCATTGGCGGCGGACCAAATCCAACTGATTTCCTGGTGACGAATTCTGGTGAACGGTTGTATCTTAACAATTTTGGCAGCACATTACTTCAAGCTGACATGTCAACACCATATGATCTATCAACGGCGGCTTTGCGTGATGGTGATGGGTTGCCATTTTCTCTGGATACCGGCGAAGGAAATCTGCCCGGTCTTGCTGCTGATTCGACACTAGAACATTTTTACGTACACGGCAACAGCATCGATGAGCGTCGCTACACAACGTTATTCGTTAATACGTGTCCATAATGATCTACGAAGGAGCTGGTGGATGACTAAGAATATGATAATGATTTTAATAGGCGTGATAACATTTATTTCACCCGCCATTTATGGTTATTCGGCGTTGACTACGAATCAACAGAATAACCAAACAAAGATACAAGAAAACAGTGAGGCGCTTGATAGTATGGTGGATGAACAGCATCAAATAGCATTGGATGTTCGCGAAAATAAAACTATTTTGAAGCACATCGAAACGCAATTACAACAAATTATTGATAAGGATTAAACATGACCGTACGTGAATCAGAACTAATAACGGCATCGACCGGTAATATCACAGGGCTTTTAAAGTTTCGTATCCTTGTAGGTGATGAATCACAAAGCTTAACGCTCATGGATGTTGCTACGGAAATAGAAAACACTGGTATTATAACTGGTGGTGCGGATAGTTCCACAACGTTTTCAGCGTTGACAGACACTCCCGCAGATTACACAGGTTTTGCAGGCCAGCAGTTGGTAGTAAACGCTTTAGAAACGGGCGTTGAATTCACCGCTGCCGGAGCCTTCTTAACCAATATAAACGGGGAAGTGTTAGATGACCTTTCAAACGTTTTCGCACTATTACCGAACGATAATGATGTTTTAACCTTTGATACGTTGAATAATCGCTGGGAACCACAGCCTATTCCTACTATTGTGTTTCCTGATCAAAACTTTTTACAACTGACCGATACTCCAAATGATTACGCCACACAAGCGGGTAATACTGTTATTGTGAATGCTGGCGAGACTGGGCTGGAGTTTGTTGCGCTGCCGGGTGGTGCAACACCACCGCCGGATTTGGTGATTATGCGTCACGCCCCGGCAATAGGAAACAATGGTGATCCGCAGGTTGGTGCTATTTACGAAACACAATCATTAAATGATAAACAATTGGATGCTTCATCGATTTGTGTTTTGGCCGCAAATAGTACATTTAGGCTTGAGCCAGGAACGTATAACATTCGCTTCGATACGCGCGTAATGATGGAAAAAACAGACAATGCCGTTCTTCCTGCCGGGGTTTTAAGTTATTCCGTGAGATTATTCGACGTGACATTAGGAATGCAAATATTGCTTGGATCAAGTGGTAGTAATTTTGGTCTTGGCACACCTGGTGGCTCCGGCGGTGATGGTAGTCAATCATCAGCCGCGCCAATTATTAATGGACAGTTCGTCGTGACTGATAACACAACCAGTTATTCGATACAACATCTTTCAAATGTCAGCACTGGTAATTTTAACGTGCAATGGGGTGGACGTGATATTGGTTTAGCTGGTGCTTCTGAAAACGTGTTCGCCACTTTAGTATTGGAAAGGGTTGCACTTTAATGCCAAAGGTTCAAATACCAATAGATATTGGTTATTATGAATCTGATAGCCAACGATTAGCCAATCAGAATTGTATAAACCTTTACCCACATAACCCGGATACGAAAGATCCATTATCTACCGGTGCTTTATTGCGCACGCCGGGCATTGAATCAACTATTTTATTAGGAACCGGTCCTGGGCGTGGGTTTCATAAATCACCTGTTGATGATCGCATATACGCGGTTTCGGGTAATCAGTTATTTTTCTTGAATACGCCAAGTGTAGCTACGTTGATTGGAACTATTGTAGGTACCGGTCGTGTTTCCATGGCATCAAACGGTGAAGTATTATGCCTTATAGTTCCGGGCGTTACTGGGTATTTCTATGATTTTGAAACGGCGGTGCTTACTGAAATAGTTGATTCAACATTTACGGATATGAACTTACGGTTTGGTGGTGTGACATCAGTAGCATTGAAGGACTTTCGTTTCTTTTTCAATAACGACCGTGAAATACAAATAGGCAGTGTTATTGGTGAGAATAAGGGACGGAACTTCGACGGGAACGCATTTAATGATATTACATCATCGTCCGACCCTATTCAGCGTCTTTTAACACTTCGGAATGAATTAGTAGTATTGGGGTCTGAAACAATAGACTTCTTTCAGTCCGATAATCCTACTGAAGTGTTTCCATACGCTCGTGTATTAGGGTCCACCATACCCCGTGGTATTCGTTCGCGCTTTGGTGTTGTTCAACATGCTGATAATATATATTTTCTTGGAAATAGTGAGTTTGAATCGGTGGGTATTTACCGCCTTGATTTCAAACGGTCAAAGAAAATATCAACATATGCTATAGATACTGTTATTCAGGCGTTTACTGAAGCAGAATTAAGTGCGGTGACTGCATGGACTTATTCGCAAGATGGTTCAAGTTTCGCAGGGTTTTCGTTTCCCGGAATAACATTAGTTTATGATATAAATAGTAGTGTTATGCAGGAACGACCAGTATGGCATCAGCGTGCTTCAATGGGCTCCGATATTTGGCGTGTTCAAGACGTTGTTTCAAGCTTGGGAGTCGTATTAGTGTCAGATAACACTACCGCCGATATCGGGCGTTTGGAACGTACGAACACTCGGGAATATGGAAACATTATATCACGCGAATTCACCGGTAGTTATGTGTTTATTGATAGTGATTCATTCACGGTATCGTCGGTTGAACTATCAAGTACGGTTGGTGTTGGTGTATC